ATATACGTTCACATTTAGAAACAAATGAAGCTATTAGATATTACTTTGGTAATCTATGTGGAGGTGACGTAGGCAAAAGATGGACAGAAAAAGATTTAATTACAACTAAAGGACATCGTATTATAGCAAAAGGTACTTCACAGCGTCTTAGAGGTCGTGCTGAGGTAGATACACGTTATACAGGTATTATACTTGATGACTTTGAGTCAGAGTTAAACACAAAGACTGCTATACGTAGAGATGAAATTAAACAATGGATTGTATCTACTGTATATCCATCATTGGAAGAAAGTCCTGGTAAAGAGGGTTGGATATGGCTATCTGGTACAATTGTGCACTACGATGCATTTTTACAAAATATTGTAGATGGTTGGCAAGATGCAGAAAAAGCTAAAAAGAAATATCCGTGGGATGTAACGTTTATTCGTGCTATTGAAGACGGTAAGCCTATGTGGGAACAACAGTTTCCATTATCTAAACTAAATCAAAAAAGAAAAGAATACATAGAAGCAGGTAAAGTAGACAAATTTGCACAAGAATATTTAAATGATGCTAGAGATGCTGCTTCTGCTTCTTTTAAAATGGACAATATAAATTATCATAACTATGATTTTCACACAGATGGACAATTTACTTATTTAAAAGACCAAAATGAAATGATACCTATTTATACTTACATGGGTGTCGATTTAGCACATACAGCCTCTAGTACCTCAGACTATCAAGTTATTGTAGTTATGGGCATGGATGCTAATAAAAACAGATATGTAATAGATTATTACCATGATAAAATACCAGCATTTGATATGCCAGATGAAATATTAAGAATGGCTAAGAAATATTCACCTATACGTAGATGTGCTGTAGAAACAGTAGGTGCACAAGAAATGGTTCGTGATATGGTAGAGCGTATGGCAAGAAAAGAAAAAAGATTATTGCCTGGAATAAATAAAGGTGTAAGACCTCCACATGGTATTAAAAAAGAAGATAGATTAGAAATGTCACTAGGTAGTATAATAAATACAAAAAAATTATATATTAAAAAAGAACACTCAGAACTAATAGATGAAATCTTTGAATTTCCTAAAGGAAAACATGATGACTTGCTAGATGGATTGTATTATGCAGATTTTTTTGCAAAACCTCCTAGAAGTAAAACTATCAAGAATGATGAGTATGAAAGACCTGATGATTTTCCTACAAAAACACGCACAAAAATTAATTGGATGACAGGATTAAAAATATGAGACATCGACCTTTAGCTTGTTTTAAATTAAACAGGGTTATGGTATCTGATTATACATTAGAGAGATATATAGACTACTTAAAAAGGGTAGAAGGGTACGCAAATAAAGTAGGGGAAAAATTTTATCCATATGATTCACCAGAAGGTGGATTAAAAACTATTGGATATGGACACAAGATAAAAAAGCTTGAAGAACAAAATACTTATGAGAAAACAGGTTTGAGTACAAGAGAGGTAGAAGACCTCCTATTGCACGAAGCACAAATATCTGTAATTAAGGCTAAAAACTATTGTATTAGTAATAATAGAAAATGGACAGATGTGGATGATAGATTGAAATATGCCTTGGCAGATTATTGCTTTAACTTAGGAAGTTTAAAAAAGTTCCCAACTACAGCAAAATTCTTAATGCATGGTAATGTGCATGGTGCTATTGAAGACGACCCAGGTAGACCAGGGTTTAAACAATATGAAAGAGTATTTACAGACCCAGAGGGAAAAAGAAGAAGATTAGGAAGAAATAAAGAATTCTATACAGAGTTTTTACAACCATATATGGAGCAAGTATAAATGTCACAAATAAAAGAAGATTCTAAAGCAAGAGAGAATAGAGAGATATTTCAAAGATATGCAGATGCAAGAAGAGATTGGGATGTTGAAGCAAGAGATGCTATTGATTTTACTCTGGGTAATCATTACAGTGACGAGGAATCAGAGATTCTTCAATCCATCGGTCAAGCTGATTTTACGATTGACAGAATATACGCTGCGATAGACAAGTTAAAATCTCTTATGACATCTAGACCTGTTAAGTTTGGAGTAACAGCTAGAGAAGATTCTGATACTAAATTAGCTAATGTATGGAGAACATTATTAGAATATATTTATGACATATCAGATGGTCAACATCATTTCAAACAAGCTGTGCATGATTATGCAACAGCAGGTATTGGATATTTCTATGCATACATAGAGCCAGAAGCTGACTATGGTAGAGGTGAAGTAATGTTCACACATTTAAATCCATTTAGAGTTTATGTAGACCCAGCATCTAGAGATAGGTATTTTAAAGACGCTGCTAATATTTTAATGTCTACTATACTAACAAAAGACCAACTATTAGATTTATATCCTGATGTAGAAGAGTTTTTACCAAATATTGAAACATACAGTATGTCAGATTATTATGCTGATTATCCAGACTCTCAGCAAAAAAATTCACAAAATGTATTTACGCCAGCCGAAGTAGAAGATAAAGATTATGAAAATACAATAACACAACGTTATCGTATTATAGAACGTTTTAGTAAAGTTAGAGTTCCGTTCTACAGAGTAGCTGACCAACAAAATAATACTGAAACAATTATGAGTGCAACAGCATTTGAATTATTTATGGCTGAAAACGAAGCTAAATTTAAGAACAATACTTTTGCTTTCGTAGAAATACCACAAACAAGAATTAAACTTACAGCATCATTAGGGCAAGTCCTTCTGTATGAAACTATATTGGACACTGATACTTATCCTATCGTTCCTATACCAAATATATGGACTAATACACCATATCCTAAATCAGATGTGAATAAAGTTAAAGATATGCAAAGATTGCTTAATAAGCTATTTTCTCTTGCATTATCTCATGCTCAAACTTCTGCTGGTCTAAAATTATTAGTACCACAAGGAAGTGTGGAAAGTATTTCACAGCTTGAGAAAGATTGGGCTAATCCTAATGCTGTAATTGAATATGACCCAAGTTATGGAGAACCACATTTTCCTTCTCCACAACCTTTAACAAGTCAGTTTTATGCTCTTATTAATCAAGTAGAGCGTTATATTGATTTAAACTTCGGAGTTCCTGAATTATTGCAGGGGTTCAAAGAGGGTGCACCCCAAAGTGTTCGTGGCACAATGCTGCTTGCACAAATGGGAGAAGGTCGTGGTGCTTCTAAGTTGCGTGACATTGAAATGGCATTGCAACAGCTTGGGAAAGTATTATATCAAATGTCTAAAGAACATTACACATTTGAAAAGAAATTTAGAATCGTACAACCAAACAATGATATTACACAGTTTGCTATTAATAATAGATTGTACGATGATAAAACAAAAGAATTGGTCAAAATAGAAAATGATATTACTGCAGGACAATTTGATGTTCGTGTTGTTTCAGGCTCAACTATGCCTAATAATAAACACGCTGAATATCAAATGTATCTAGAGGCATATCAACTAGGACTGATTGATAGAACTGAAGCATTAAAGAAAACAGAAATCTTTGATAAAGAAGGAGTTCTGCAGCGTACTGGAGAAGTACAAAAAATGCAAGGTATTATTGGTCAATTACAAGACCAGATAAAGATTCTATCTGGAGATTTACAGACTGCCCAAAGAGAGTCTATGTCTGACAGAAAACGTGTTGAGGTACAGAAATTTAAAACTGACCTTAATAAAGTGGTTACTGGGGCAAAGGCTCAACAGAAAGTAAATACAGAAAGAACCAAACGTCAACAAGAACAACAGGTGCAGGCTGGAATAAATTCATTACTGTCAGAAGATATTGGTGAACAATAAACAGCACATCGGAAAGGAAAAATAAAATGAGTGACGAATATATAAATGAAACTTTAGAAGGTTCTGAAACTTCTGAAAATAATGATATAAGTGAGCCAGAGGTTCAACAGGATTTGAGTTCTGACGTACCACAAGAAGATGAGGTACGTAAATTCCAGTCTATGTATGATAAAGCTCAGGCTGAGTTAGACAAAGTAAAACCAGTAGCAAAGCTATTTCAGGACAACCCTGAGCTGGTAGATGTTGTCAGAGACCACTTATCAGGGGGTAAAGGACAGGACAAAGAGCAAATACAAATAAATGAAGAGGAATTTAATCCTTGGGATGCGTATACAAATCCAAATAGTAAATCATTTCAATTAAGACAACAAGAGATTGATGATGCTGTTAGCTCAAAAATGAGAGACTATATGGGTCGCTTAGAAGCACAGCGTCAAGTGGACACTCTTAAATTAAGAGCACAAACTGAATACAAGATGTCTGAAACTGATGCAAACGACTTTGTAGATTTTGTTACAAAACCTAAAGACCAACTTCCTCTAGAGACACTGTTTAACGTATGGAATACAAATAAAAACGGTTTACCACAAGTAAATGAAAATATTGAAAGCGTAAAGCGAACACAACAAAAACCTAAGTCAGCTGGTTTAGTGCAAGGTGGACAACCTCCTAAAGCATCTGATGAAGATAGTATGTGGTCCAATATTATGAAAGCTGGTAATACTCGTTCTATACGTGGCAGTATTGCAAAAAAGTAAAACGTAAAGGGGAAATAAAATGGCAATAAATAGTGGACAACTTAAAGTACATAATCTTTCTGCTTCTACTACAGCAACTGGTGCTAGTAACACTGGTGTAGCTCCTGACCAAAGAAGACTGTTTAACTTCAGCGATAGAATTGCTGAATTAGCACCTGAAGAATCACCATTCTTCGTGTACTTATCAAAAACAGCTAAACTTCCTACTGACGATTCTTTGTTCCGTTATCTTGAAGATAGGTCAAAGATTAGTTATACAAGTAGAGAGTTCTTCATCAAAGGAGCTGTTGGTACAGTAGCAGCAGGAACAGATTATAACGTAACCGTAGAAACAGCAACAACTAATGGAGCTTCTGTAGACTTCCTTGTAAAAGGTATGGTAATTGCAGTAAGAACTATTGGAAACGCTGGTTCTGACGCAGGATATGGAAATGCAATCTTAAGAATTGAATCAGGAGTAACCGACAATGGTGCAGATTCATCTTTTACAGCTAAATGTATTTCTGTATCAGGAACTACAGGTTCTGACGCTATCGCAGATGAAGATAGATGTCAAGTAATCGGTTCAGCTTATGCAGAAGGTACTGGGTCACCAGACGTATTCTCAGAAGGCATCGATGACGGATTTGGATATACTCAAATCTTCAAAACTGCTGCAGAGATTACAAACACTGCATACGCAACTCAACTTCGTGGATATTCTAACGAATTTGAAAGAGTGCTAGCTATGAAAATGAGAGAGCACAAAATTGATATTGAAAGAGCTATGCTTTTTAACCAAAAAGCAAGAGTAAACGGCATTCAATATTCAGAAGGTCTAGTAGGACATATCATTAAAAACAGTACTTTTAAAGCTGGAGATGCAGCTTTAGAATATGAATCAGGTAAAGCATACGCTAAACAATATGCAACATCTGAATTAACTTATGATTCATTACTAGGTGACTTTGAAGTACTATTCGACCCAGCTAGAGGTGGAAGTAACGAAAGATTAGCATTAGCTTCTCTTCCTGTAATTTCTTACTTCAACAAAATGGGTAATAATAGTTTTGCTGATGTTTCAACAGTTAACTCACAATATCAAATTAACATGGATGAATTATCAGGACAGTTTGGTCACCAGTTAATGGAAATCAACACTGTTCACGGTTCTGTATATATGGTTAAAGAGCCATTGTTCAGAGGACATTCATCTGGATTAATGTTGATGGCTGATATGAGTAAACTATACTACAGACCATTAGTTGGTAACGGTATTAACAGAGATACTCAAGTTATGACAAATGTACAAAGTGCAGATGAAGACTTGAGAAAAGACATGATTCTTACAGAAGCAGGTCTTGAGGTATGTTTACCAGAATCTCATTACTTAATCAACGTGGAAGGAGTATAACATGGCTAGAGCATCATACTTAGAACAAAATAGTGGTGTAAGTAATTTCAAAGTGAAAGTTGAAAATGTTGTAGCAGCTAGAACACTAACTGCAAACGACTCAGGTAAAGTGTTTACACTGGACCAAGACGCTTCATTTGATATTACATTACCAACTGCTGCAGCAGCAGGTGCAGGATGGCACGCTAAGTTCATCCTAACTGATGATGGCAGTGGTACAGTTAAAGTGATTCCTAATTCAGCTGAAGATACCTTAATTGGTATGATTACTACAGCTGCAGATGGAGCAGCATCACCTTCTGCTGAGTCAGGAGTTGATGAACTTATCTGGGTTGCTTCAACAGCAAAACCAGGTGACTGGGCAGAGTTAGTATGTGACGGTTCAAACTTTTATGTGTTTGGGCAACAACATGACGCTGACCATATTACACTATCATAATAGTGGCAGTATAAGCTACTGGGGAGGGCGTTTAAACGCTCTCCCAAAAGCTTAAAAGAATTTTAAATAATAGGAGAATAAAATGGCAAATTATAGTGGAGCAGAAGTAAAAGTAATTGTAAACGATATTAGTACAAAAGCTAGTAGTGTTGATGGTTCATTAGCAAAAGAGGTAAAGACATTCTTAGCTACATTGACAGACAATACAGTTATTTCAATAAACACAGTAAAGTTAGATAGCTCAAGAGTTGCTTACATAGTAGCTTATATGTAGTATGGCTAAATGTCAACATTGTAGTAAACCAAATCCAGAAGGTCATTTTAATTGCAGGTCTTGTGGTAATCGTGCACATCCACCAAAGTGGAGCACGCAATTTGTTATGAGAGATACTCCTATGGCAAAAGCTATTAGAACTGACCAAATAGAATTTGGTTCTAAAAGTATGGGAGACCATATAGAACAAACTAAAAAGAAAAATGCAAAGTTAAGAGAAAAGAAGATGAACTCACTGATTAAGTGGGATTAAATTATAGGGAGATAAAATGTACGGAAAAAAGAAAAAAAAGAAAAAGAGATACTAGTATGGCTAAGAATCTTAAAGGTGTTAATTTAAAAGGTCTTACCTCTGTTCAAAAAAGACAGATGGGTAAACATAAAGTCCATCATACAAAAGCACATCTAAAAACGATGGCTTCTGCTATGAGAAAAGGTAAAACTTTTAAACAATCACATAATATAGCTATGAAAAAAACAGGAAAGTAATGGCAAGAAAAAGAAAGTCAGTAAAAAGAAAAAAAAGAAGTAGTAAGCCTACACCAAAAAACAAGGCACTATATTCTAGAGTCAAAGCAGCAGCTAAGCGTAAGTTTGATGTTTACCCATCAGCGTATGCTAATGCTTGGCTTGTTAGAGAATATAAAAAACGTGGTGGTAGATATTAATGGCTTACAGAGGTGGGCTTAGGAAATGGTTCAGTGAGAACTGGGTAGATATTGGCTCTAAGAAAAAAGGTGGAGGTCACAAAAAATGTGGTCGTAAATCTGCCAAAGGTAGTAAAAGAAAATATCCTAAGTGTGTACCAGCCTCAAAAGCAGCAAGTATGACTGCTTCACAAAAAAGAAGTGCTGTAAGAAGAAAGAGAGCAAAAAAGCAGGGAGTAGGGGGAAAGCCTACAAATGTTCGTACATTTGCTAGAAAAAGAAATAATAGAAAGAGGAAATAATGGTTAAAAAAAAGAAAATGAAAAAAAAGAAAAATGGATTAACAGCTAAACAAAAAACTTTACCAAAGTTTCTACAGAAAAAGATTTTAAAAAGTAAGAAGAAAAAGTAATGCCTAGACCAAGTTTCGGAACACAAGTCAGACATACGAACGGTAAGAAGAAAACAAGGCAAGGTCAAAGCGTAAATACAAAATTTGGAAATAAGATGAGTATAAAATATTATAAGAAAAAAAATAGAGGGCAAGGTAAGTAGTGGCTGATTTTAAAACAAGAATAGATGATTTAACAGGATTTGCAAGCACTGACGATACAGCATTAAGTGACTGGTTGTCAGCTGGTGCTCGTTCTGTTTTAAACATATTACCTTTAAATAAGCTTGAAAGAATAGCTTCAACTACTACATTTCAAGACAGTCAAGATGTAGAGGGTAAAAAAATAATTGCAGTTATGCGTAAAGATGAAAATCATCCAACTGATACTAATATATTAATGCCTTGTAGAAAAGTTTCTCCTTCATTAAAAGGAAGGGTTACTGACTCAAATTATATGGAAGCAGCCTCTACTAGTGACCCTGTTTACTACATAGAAAATGATGTTTTAAATGTAGTTCCAACACACTCTAGTGGAAATTCTTCTTCTGTGGTACATATAAACTCTGCAATAACTGTAGCACACGGAGACAGTGCAATAGGAAACTTCCCAGATGAGGCAGAGGAAGCAGTTGTTTTATATGCATCTAGAAACGCTTTATTAAGATTACAAAACAACATGAATGCAATTAGCTCTTTGACTGTAAGTGTTAGTGCACCAAGCGCTCCTAGTGTTTCAACAGTAAGTTACTCATCAGCTAGTAATGCAGATGCAAGCGCTAGTTCTGTTGGAAATATAACAGTTGCCAGCGTATCAAAAGCTGACATATCAGGAGACGTACCTACTTATAGTAAACCTTCTGTAAGTTTGTCAAGTGTTAGTATATCCGATTTAAGTATAAGTTCATCTGCTCCTAGTGTTCCAAGTTTGGGAACAGTAAGCTATTCTGCTGCAGCAAACGCAGATGCTAGCGCTAGTGCAGTATCAGATATTACAGTTGCTACAGTTGCTAAAGCAGATATTTCTGGAGACGTTCCTTCTTACACAAAACCAACTCAGACTTTTGACATAAGTCAGTTTGAAACATTTTTAGAAACTAACGAAGATGAAGAATTAGCACAGATTCAACTAGGAAGGTTAAATCATGAACTTGGAGAATATCAAGCAGATATACAAAATGAACTAAACGATTTTAATAAAGAGAATGCAAGGTATAGAGCTAATGTTGAAGCAGAGTTAGCTAAGCACAATTCAGACTTAAGAAAAGCTATTACCCAAGCTGAACTTGATGCTAGAGACGCTCAACAAGAAGCAGCTCAAACTACAGATGTAGATAAGTTTAATAAAGCTCAAGACCAAGCTTTAGCACTACAGAATGCAGCTCAAACTATGCAAGCAACAATACAAAACAATGATGATTTAGTTTCTAAATTTGTTTCTGAATTAAGATTATATGAACAAAATGTAAATAAAGAAATATCTTTATATAGAGCAAACTATGAAAAAGACTTTTCTATCTTTGCTAAAAAAAGAGACACAGAATTACAAAACTTTAGCTTGGATATACAAAATGAATTAAATGAATTTAATAAAGAGAATGTAAGATACCAGGCAAATGTTCAAGCAGAAATACAGAAACATCAATCTGATTTGCAAAAAGCATTAAATCAAGCTAACATAGATGCTGCTGATGCTAGACAAGAGGCACAACAAGCAACTCAAGTTGACTTAGCTAACAAAGCAGCTGACCAGGCGTTAGCATTGCAAAATGCAGCACAAACAATGGCAGCAGCAATACAAAATAACGATGATATACTAATTAAGTTTCGTTCAGAGATACAAAAATATGCATCACAAGTAACAGATGAAGTACAGGAATATAACTCTAACTTACAAAAAGATATTGCTAAATATAGCTGGTATGAAAAACAATATGCTATGATTGATGCAAGGTATAAAGAGCAGATACAAACATTACAAGGAGTATTATAATGGCTGCAATAGAATTTACAGGTAAAGAGATATATAGTAGAGTGCTTCAGGCTGTTCCTGGAGTATCAGAAAACTATGTATTAAACTTAATTAATGAAGCATTGATTGATATGGGTCAATTTTTGCAGAAAGTAGAATATGCTAAAACAGATTTACAGAACAATAGACTTTGGTATGCAATAGATGATGATGAAGCTATTACAGTAAATAAAGTATTTAGATGTGCTATTAAAAATGATGCAGGTGAATATATACAGATTCCTAGACTAACAAATCAAGAAATTAAACAGTTCTATGCTGAAAAAAATACAGCAGATGAAACAAGTTGGAGTATACAATAATGGCTAAAATAAGCAGTACATACAAAGACCCATCAACATCAATAGTATGGTGGATTGAAGGAGATAAATTAGCTATTGCTACTGAAATAGGTGATGGTGGAACTACAGAAACATCAGAAACAAAATTAAAACCAGCACAATTAGGATTTACTTTATCTATGCAGTCTACTGGTGACCCATTACCTAAGAACTTATTAAATGAAGCATTAGATGCATCTGAAACAGAAGTAGATGTTGATGAAGGTGGTCAAATTAGCGTTGGAGATATAATTAAAATAGATTCAGAAATGATGAAGGTAACAAATATAGCTACTAACACCTTAACTGTAACAAGAGGGTATAACGGCACAACTGCAGCCACTCATGACAACGATAGTGAAGTGTATACACTAAATTATGTTGAGAATGGTATTATTATATCTTACTATGCAGAGCCAGATAAGTTAACATCTATCACAGGTACACTAGATATAGATAATACATTACAGCCTTTGTTAATTGATTATGTAAAACATAAAGCTTTGATGGACGCAGCATCAAGAGAAGATAACCCTGCTATAGCACAAATAAGAATGGCATCTGCACAACAATGTTTAGCAAGTTATAGAGAAGGTTTGAGAAAATTTGGTATGAAGAAGAACGATAAAACAGGTGGTACAAGAGGTATTGTACCAGCAAATATGAGGTAAAAAAATGGAAGTAGGAAAAGACACTAAATTTACATTATCTATAGAAACAGGTATTAGTATCTTAGTTACTGTAGGTATGATTATAGGGATGTGGTATTCTCTGCAGGCAGAAATAGAACTTGCTAAAGAATTGCCAGAGCCTGAGGTTTCACGTATGGAGTATGATTTAAAAGACCAGATGATTCGTGATTCAATATTAAATACAGAAGGTAAAGTAGATAAGCTCGAAGAAAAAGTAGATGATATTAAAGAAGATACAAAAACTATTACTCAAACACTTATAGATATGAATAACAAATGAGGTTTGATGATGAATTATTATTATGGTATCTTATATTTGGTTGGTTTTTGTTTATGGCTATCGCCATTACAATCACAATCAGTTAATTTAGATAGTTTTCAAAAAATACAAGCACTAAATATACAAGAATGTTCAGTAGTGCAAGTAAACGCTTCTTGGAACTATAAAAATAGAGTTAAGATAGAAAAACTTTCTAATCTTTGTTATGTAGCTGAGATAGATTTAAACAATAAAACTATTGGAGCTGTAATACAAAAAGAATGGAATATTAAAGTTGTACCTACAATTATTATTTTGAAAGAGGGCAAAGAAGTTATGAGATATGAACCTGGTATAAGCATGAGGTTTGATGAAAGAGAAGTGTTTGATAAGATTAAAAAAGAAATAAAGTAATGCCTAGAAAAAAAGCAAAAGCTATAAGAAAAACTACTAAAGGCAAAAATGCTAATTACAGACCTACTAAAAAAGGTGCTGGAATGACAAAGAAAGGTGTAGCTGCTTATAGAAGAGCTAACCCTGGTAGTAAATTAAAGACTGCTGTTACTGGTAAAGTTAAAAAAGGTAGTAAAGCAGCTAAAAGAAGAAAGTCTTATTGTGCAAGGTCATTAGGACAACTGAAAAGAAGTTCTGCAAAAACTAGAAACAATCCAAATTCTAGAATTAGACAGGCACGAAGAAGATGGAAATGTTAAAGAATAGGAGATAACATGAACATAGTAATCAGTAAATTATTAACAGGTTTATTAAGTGAAAAAATCTTAAAAGCTGTTTTAATTAAACTTGGTGATTATTTCATCAAGAGGTCAGATAATAAATTAGATGATGAAATCTGGGCTGAAGTTAAAAAAGCCCTAAAGTAAGGAGAAAGACATGAACTGTGAATGTGGATGTGGGTGTTAATAGATGCCTAGAAGGTCATTACAATTAAATGATTTTAGTGGAGGACTTAATACTAAGTCCTCTCCTAGGGATATTGCACCCAATCAGGTCCAGAAAGCAGACAATGTTTTCTTATCAAATCCAGGTCTTGTAGAGGCGACTTCAGATGCTTCTAGTAAAAGCTCTGCAGAAACAATGACCCATACTCAGCAGGGTAATGGAGCATTTATATTTAACTTACAATTTAATGTAGATTCAAGTGGAACTGCAACACAGCCATCTCAAACAATAGCTTATCCTATAGATAAAGGTTCTACTGACAAAACTACCATACAATTTTTTAGAAGAGACTTTGATGCTACAGGTAATTTTACTTTAGCAGATGACTCTGGAGACGCTGAAATAGATATGCAAGTAACTGGAGCTGTACAGCCAGTATATTATTTTGTAGATGGTGTACTTCATGTATCTGATAAACTTGCAGTAGATTCAAGTATTACAGCAGAGCCTAGAAGAATGCCTTTTGTAAAGGAATCAAGACTCGATGTTGACGTAACAGGTTTTTTAGACACGACTATGAAAGTAGAAAAAAGTTCTACTCAGTTTCATTCTATAGCAGATAACAGTTTAGCAGAACCAGATACAGCTGGTGAGTTTAGTGTATCAATACAGACAGACCCTACATTAGATAATATTACATATACAACTATTGTAAAAAATGGAACTAGCACTAAGTTAGTTGTAACTCCAAACCCAAATGAAACAAATCCAAATCAAACTTATGATATAGGTATTACAGATAAACTAATTCATTTAAAATTACAAACTCCTGAAGATATGGACAGCTTGTCTATGGATTATAATGGTGCTTTTACTACAGGAGCAAGAGGAAATATGATAGGTAATATTATATTTATAAATCAAGAAGCAATGAGAGTAAGAAGCACAGCGTTGTTGGATTTATTATCTACTGACGATAATAAAGTATTACAACTTCTTGTTGACAGAGATGTATTTGGAACAGGTGCTTTAGAGCATGGTTCTTCATCAGAAGTACAAACACGTAGCACATCAGAAATAGCTGTTACTAGTGGTGGATGGGAAGCTGGTTCGTATGAGTTTTGTCATACAGTAGTTGATTTACAAGACAATGAAACATTACCACAAACCCCACAGTCTACATTGTTTGCTCTTACTTCAGGAGCTTATTTTACCAATGTAGGATTTATAATTAAAGATGGTTCATACAGTGCAAGAAAAAATGAAAAAGGTGTAAGAGTATACACTAGAAAGAAAGATGGTAATGGTAGATGGATACTATTTTTAGATGTAGACTATCAAAGAGGCGTAAGAACTAATTTGTTTGAAGATTACACTGGATTTACTGACGGTCAAGGAACAGGAACTAATTTTGCAAAAGTTACAGGTATCGATGTAGTAAACCCATCATTAGACACCTATGAAAGTATAAATGGATATTCTCAAGATGAAGAAAATATAGACTTTGGTACAAAAGGTGGTTTTAAAGCAGCTACAGTATGTGCTAGAAGAGCATGGGTAGCCAATGTAAGAAAAGATGACAAAGTATATGATGACAGAGTTTACTATAGTCCAGTAAATAGATTTGCTACATTCCCAGACAGTTATTACTTAGATATTGGAATTAGTGACGGTGATTCATTTACAGCATTACATAGTTTAGGAAATAGACTGCTAGCATTTAAACAGAAGAAACTATACGTAATTAATGTATCTTCTACATCTGATGCTGGATGGTTTTTAGAGGCTGAATATGATGGTATGGGATGTAGACAACAAGAATCGGTATGTAAAACACCATTTGGAGTTTGTTGGGTAAATGATGATGGAGTGTATATTTTTGATGGTTCTTCAAGTCCAAAAGAATTAACTGCAAATTTAGATGATGCTATTTGGAGAACAAATCAGGCTACGAAAAATCCAGCTATTGGTTACAACAATAAATACAAACAACTTAATGTAGTACAAGATGCTGCAGCAGATACAGATGTGTTTGTTTTTGATTTTGCAAGACAAGGATGGAGTATAACAAAATCTATAGGTACTTCTGGTATATCTAATTTTTTACCATCATTTGATGGATTGTATTTTTTAGAATATGGAAGTAGCAATACTAAAACTGTAAAACTACTAACAGGGGATGTAGGAACAAAAGTAATAGACTTAAGAACTAAAGATATAGACTTTGGTAACCCTGGATTAGTTAAAAAAGTAAAAAGAGTTTTTGTTACTGCAAGAGGGAATGGAACAAACCTTACATTAGGATATTCTAATGACGGAGAGTCAGGATATAATGATTTATCTGCTCAGTCTTTGGGAACAGAGTATGCTACAAAAGAATTTACTATTGCTGCAAACGATAGAGATTGTGAATCTATGTCTTTTAAAATTACAGCAGATGGAGCTGTGGATATAAATGACATTAACATAGATTACAGACAAACTAATAAGAGACCTTCATAATGCCAAAATCTGGTGAACATAGAGTTAATCAAATTGACTCATTCTTTAGAGTCAGACCATCTGCTCAAAATATCAGAGAGGGTGAACATATATCATTCATTGAAGACGGAAAGCTGATAAAACAAGAAAAAAGAAATGGTATCGTATATGAACAGGTATATGCAGAACAAAACAAAGCAACACAAAAACTAGCACAAACAACTGGAGATGTAACAAATCTTATAGTACAAGGCAGTTCTACTTCTTCAGGAGACGTTACTGGTATTACAGCTGGAACTGGTTTAACTGGTGGAGGTTCTAGTGGTAATATAACTTTAAATGTAGTTGGTGGTACAGGTATAGATGCTAATGCAGATGATATAGCTATTGATTCTACAGTAGCTACACTTACTGGCTCACAAACACTTACAAATAAAAGTTTAACTTCGCCAACTTTTACAGGTACGGCACAAGGAGCAAGTCTTACTCTTACTGGTGATTTAACAGTAGGTGGTACTACAACTACTTTAAATGCACAAAATTTACAAGTAAAAGATAAAAACATTGTATTAAACTATTTAGATGGAGATGCAAGCTCTACTGCAGATGGTGCAGGTATTACAATACAAGATGCTGTAAATTCTTCAACTGATGCAACTATATTGTGGGATAATTCAAGCCCTACAAATAGTCCAGGAGAATTTGACTTTTCACACTCTATAAATGTTACTGGCAATATATCAGTATCAGGTACTGTAGATGGAAGAGATTTAGCTACAGATGGTTCTAAGCTAGATGATATAGAAGCATTAGCAGATAAAACAGATACTGCCAATGTAACAACTGCTGGTGCTTTGATGGACACCGAAGTTACAGACTTAGATGGTATAAAAACACTAACAGTGCCTAATGATACTACTATATCTTCTTTTGCTAAAACATATTTAGATGATGCAGATACTACAACATTTCAAAACACTATATTTGGTACAACAGATGTTTCTTTAGGTGGTCAACAAAAACCTCAAGTAGTAACACTTGACTATAAAACAGATTCTCTGACACAAATACAGACAGGAGATAAGTTTATCTTAATAGATAATAATGATAATTCTGATTTAAAAGTAGCAGAATTTCCAACAGTTGTAGGAACTACAGGAGCAATAAATGCTAATGAATTTGCAAGGTTTACAAACTCTACTACACTAGAAGCAAGAAGTGCTAGTGAAGTATTAAACGACATAGGTGCTCAAGCATCTAATGCTTTTCTAGATGACATAGCAGGAATTACAGGAACAGGTAGTGGTGGAATTTTAGTAGGTGCTGACCATGGTAAATATATTACATTTGATTTTAGTAGTGCAGGTTTTATATTATCTTCATCACAACCTATTGTTACTTCAGGTACTACTCAAGATGGTTTATTAACATATCATTCATCAAGTGTAGCAACAGTAGAATCTAATCTTACTTTTGATGGAAGTAATGTCTTGACAGCAACTGATGGTAGTGAAAGTATGGCATATACACCAAGTAATAATTATTTAACTATTCACGAAACTGGAGCAACTAAAGGTTCGCATTTAAGACTGGCAACAGATAATTCAGATTTTATTCTTACAGCAGGTGGTGGCACAAATCAGTTAAGTTTATATGATGTAAATGGTACTGCGAATAGATTGGTTGTTAATAGTAGTGGAAGATTTCAGTTTCAACAAGATATTTCAATACCAGTAGCTAAAAGACTTTACTTTGGTGGTGGCGACCATACTTACATTTCAGAAGATATTGATGATAGATTAAGATTCTTTACTGGTGGAGATGAGTTTATGCGATTTACTGAAGATTCAGGTGGTAATACATTAAACTTATACCAGCCAACAAATCTACAAACACAAACATTATTTAATACTGGAGATATAAAAATAAATGCTACCAATAAACTTTTCTTTGATGGTGGTGGTGATACTTATATACAAGAAACATCTGCAGATTTAGTAGACTTATATGTTGGTGGACAGAATGCTTTAAGAGTTTTAGAAAGTAGTGATGTATCGTATGCTTATGTTCCAGATAGTAAATTTTTAGGTGCAGGAACAAGTATTGATTTTACAATGTCACACGATGGAACTAATAGTCAGCTTACTAATAATACTGGTGACTTATATATAAGAAATAATACTGATGATGGCGATATACATTTTCAAGTAGATGATGGTAGCACTCAGATTACTGCAATGAAAATAGATGCAAGTGATGCAGGAACAGCAACATTTAATCACGATATTCTCCTAAATAAAGAATTAAGTGCAATTAGATTTGGTGCAAGTCAGCAAGCAAGCATATATGAACACCAAAGCGATATAGTTCTTTCAAATAGTGCAGCTGGTAATGATACTATATTTGAGAATTTAAATAGTGCTGGTACTGAATTTGTTAAGAATTTATTTATAGATGGTAGCACTTCAAGAGTCGGTATAGGAACTACATCACCTGATGCTAAGTTAGAAGTTTCTGAATCAGGCACAGGACATGGTTCAGGTGGTATTATAAGTGAAACTACAACTCATAATGGTAATGCAGGTTATAGGTTTAGAACAAATGGAACTGATAGATGGGCAATAAATACTATTGGAACTAATGGTGCAGATTTAAGGTTTAGAGATGAAGATGCAGGTTCTGAAAGAATGAGAATTGATAGCTCAGGAAATGTCGGTATAGGAGAAACTTCACCTGATAGGACACTTCATGTTAATAGTGGAACTGGCAATATTGTTGCAAACTTTGAAAGCACAGATGCAGGTTCATATATAAATATTGTTGATAATGGTTCAGGCACTTTTGGAGCTATGATTGGTGCAATATCAGATGACATAGTATTTAGTCCAAACAATGTAGAAAGAATGAGAATAGACTCATCAGGTAATGTCGGCATAGGACATGCTTCACCTGATGCTACTTTTCATGTTGGAGATAATTCAAGCAATTTTGCTGTAGGAACAACCTCTGGAAATAGTGTTGATAATTTAAAACTTGAATCTAAATCAAGTAATGCAAATCAGTTAATATTTTCATCTGAAAGAGTAGCAGATGGTAGTGATTGGACTACTACAAGAGAAAGAATAAGAAGAAGAATAGATGTTACTGATATGGGTTATATTCAGTTTGGTAGTTCTTTTGGCAGTAATGAAATGGTAGGTTTAGGTAGAACTGGTGTAGGTACTGGTTTATCTGTTGATGGAAATTTAAAAGTTGGTATTGGTATAACTTCTTCATTAGCAGCAAAACTTCATGTTGTAGACTCAGACGGTAGTAATTTAGCAAGATTTAAAGATTCAGATAGTTCTTATGCAGGTATTATTATAGCAGCCGATACAAATGGTGGGCATATAGGTAATAGTGGTGGATATGCAGGAGAGGGAATTTATTTTCAAGATAGTATAGAAGTAATGAGATTTTATGCAGCAGGTAGTGAACAAATGCGACTTACTGGAACAGGACGATTAGGGATAGGAACTACATCACCAAGTGCTAAGTTAGAAATTACAGGTAGCAACGATACTACTAATATGATTATAGGTGCACCAACTCATGTTGTAGGTGGTGGAAGTTTATCTGAACATAATTCACTTTTATTTGATAACACACAAGTATCAGGTGCTTC